CTGTGGCATTGAAATAATCATGCACAAACTTTTTCACTGTGTAACCACTGCGACGTGTGTTAAACAACAAAGTACCACGTGGGTATAGTCTGTAATCAGGAACATCAGCATCTGTGTGATTGCTGCTCAACAATGACTTTGTAGTTGCCACTGTACCAGTAATCGGGTTCACATTAGCTGAGGTACTCCAACGTGCATCTGCAAACAATATGCCATTTTGACTGATTCGGTCGGCATTGTCTATTAGACTCCATGCGGCTGTGGCTTTGTCATAACGGTATAGTCTTGGATAGTTTTCTAAATCGCTGGTGTCTAACCATAAGTCGCCACTTTCTAAAACTGTGTTATCACTTTGGTACTCAGGTTGTGTGGCACTGACAATCACACCATTGGGATCGGTTACACCAAGATTGTATCCACGTGCATCTGCTGCAACATTTTGATAGCCTTTCCAGCCTGTGCTGTCGTTGATCATGATGTCAACTTCAGTGGGATCATTGTAGTACCATAGTCTGCCATCATCGGGCACAGTATATGGCTCAGCTGCACTGAATGTGTAAACACTAGGAATCCAATTGGTTAGATTGATACTGCCTGTTACAATGTTAGGAGTTACACCAACTACACCACTGGTCTGAGTTAAAATATTATTAACTAAAGTATATACAGGAGCAGTGAAACCAGCTGCGGTAATAGGTGTGCCCACTGTGTTGGTCAGTGTAATAATACCACCAGACCTATGTGCTATGGTAATAGCACCAGTGGTTTCTAGGTAAGCTGTGATATTTGGTACACCAGCTGCTAGAATTGCCTGCACAAATGCAGCAGGTGTGGTACCTAAAATTGTGCAAGTAGCACTAACACTAGGAGTAGTAGTACCAGGCTGGCTAGCTACCAAAGTAAATGCATCGTTTAAAGTAAACGTAGCAGCAGTAGCACTGCCTGTGACTTTGGTCTGTCCACTAACACGCTGAGTATATAGCTTGAAGCTGACACGACCATCGTTGTTGGTATCGTACTTGATAAAAGTAGTACCAGCTGCAATGTTTAATCCACCACCCACTGGATCTAGCCCATATAGTGCTTCGTAGCCATTGGCGTAAATCTTGGTAGTTAATGTGTTCCAAACTCCGGTAGTGCGGTTATAACGCTTGTAAACAAAGTTAGCTCCATTTCCTTGTACACTGGTTTTCATCCAAACACTGCCAGATGGGCGTGGTACTGCATCTGTTCTGCGCCATGCTGGCATTTGAGCAAAGGAACCATAGCTTACTGCGGCACGATTGTATGTGCCTGCTGCTAGTCCTAAATTGCTTAACAATGTGCTGTCACCGGCTAGGGTAAGATTACCGGCTCCGCTGTTGCTGCCAGTGGTAATTCTTACTTCTAGTCTGCTGGTCACTGAGTTAACGCTGGCAATAACATTACTAGTGTCCACAGTATTGATCAATGATGCCAGGCCTGCCATAGTGGTAATATTGGCTACTGGAGTAGCAGTAGTACCATTGACCACAATGTTGCTGGCAGTGGTAAACACAAAACCAGAACCAAATACTGCTGCATTACCTAAACTGCTGGTAACCACTGGAATATCATTGGCCCAGGCACTGCTGCCCAAATGCTGCCATGTGTTATTACTGGTTTTATAATACACAAAGTTATTGTCATCGTGCACGACCACTGCATAATCGCCCTTAGAACCAATGCTGCTTAGTGGCACCGGCGGCGTACCTGTGGTGTCGCTGACATTTTCAATAATAATTGGTGCTTTAGCTGCGAATGGTACTCCGGGCACAGCCACACTTTCATCAAATGCAAAGATACCAAATTCTGTACTGCTGGTATCTAGCCAATTGGTTCCGTTTGGACTGAGCCCTTTAGGACGTGATGTGCTGCCTACTAGATCGTCAAGGTTAATATCTGCCCTGACTACCCAGGCACGATTGCCTAGTCCCAGTGCTGAGTATGCTGCCATTAGGCCATATTCATTAAGCTCATCAGCATGCAAGGGCAAATCGCTGGCACTGCGACGGAATGTGGGCGCACCAAAGGTAGCTGCTAGCTCACGCTGGCTAGTAATACCATAAATCTTGCCTGCGTTGGCTTTGGTTGTGCCTGGCGCAATTAAACCATTCACAGTTTTGTTTTCGGCTGTGGCCACAATGATCAAGGGCACTGTGCCAACCGCGGTTGATAAATATTGACTTTCGTCAATAACTGAAATCTCAATTCCTGGACTTACTAGGGCCATGTTGTTTTCCTTATAAATAGCGAAACATTGCTGTTCAAGTATTTATAAGATACCCCGAAATCCACTGGGTTAGACGGTCCTTTCCAAGGTCCTTTATGGTATAAATACCCAATGGAACGCAAGACTTGTCCTATTTGTCGCAGACATCCAGTGGCTATCAACTATTACCGCGGCGATCGTGTGTATTATAGATCAGCCTGTACGCCTTGCATACACCAAAAGCGCCAACCACAACCTGACATACCCAGCTGGATACGCTCAGGGTATAAAAAACGCGATCGTTGTGATCGTTGTGGATTTAAGTTTCGCACACAGGAACAAAGCGCCGTCTACTACATAGATGGTGACACTGCCAACAACAACTGGGCCAATCTCAAAACCATATGCCTAAACTGTCAAATTGAAGTAGCCAAAACACGTTGGCGTCCTAGTGCTATTCAACAAGACTTCTAATTTGGCTATACAGTTGATCCACTGTACCGTTGTTGTCAATGACTCGATCAAACTTGGTACCTAACCAAGCCCATTCGCTAGGATGAATGTCAGGATAACGTGATGCCATATCACGTTGTTGATCAGAAATAATCCATTGATCATCTTCTGGAGTATGCACAGTTTGCAGTGCACAAGCCAGCCACTCAGGTGGAGCACCACGTTCTACGCAGATCATAGTACCGCCTACACCACGTATAGCACCGACTTCGTTAGGAAAACGCACGTCGGAAATCACAATGTCATCGGTGCTTTGACGCAGTTTATTTTCTAAACTGGCAATCCAGATATCATCATGGAATCCGTGTCGACAAACATCAGTGCCCCAGTATTGTAGGATCCAACGTGGAGTAAGCGTAGGCATGTTGAGTCGTTCGGCCCACCATGTGTCAACTTGTTCACGCCAAGCACGACTAGCAGCAGTACGCCCTTCCAGCATGATTCTGTCCCAGCCAAACACACAGGCCACAGCATCTTTGAGAGTGTTGGCAAAACTTTCCCTGCGGAAACCGTGATAATTAACCAAGTAGTCAGCCACAGTGTCCTTGCCGGAACCGATAAATCCTGATATACCAATAACTTTAGCCATAGTACTAACTATAGCTGGTATTGACTAGTTTGTCAATAGATTAAACGCCGTATTTGTTTCGTTTTTTCGCTGCTACTGGGCTGGTTCTATGTACATCATCGTTTTCTAAACTGCGATGATCACGAACAATTTCTTCTACATCCGAACTCACTGCTTTGAAAGCATCATGCATGATTTTGTGTTCGGTTTCGGTATAAGGCACTGCTATGTTATTATTATGGAACCATGTGCGATCGTCAATTTCGGGCAACTTACCGGAGCCGTCAGCCATGGCTGCTGCCATACCTACTCGATAAAAATTGTAGTTATTACCAGCGTCATAGCCATCATTGTAAGCATGAGTACGATGCATGGCTTTGCTGTGTGCTTTGGGCAGTTTTCCTTTCCGACCCTCAATAACAAATTCATGTGCTCTCATATTATCCAATCACCCAAGTTAAAGGAGAAGCGCCATCAACATAGGCCTTGATGTCATCTTCTAGCTTTTGTATTTCTTCTTTGCCCTCAGCAATCAAGGCTGTACCATTTAACTGTGTGCCACCTTGTGGTCCAGCCAAACTGGCAAATTTACTACGTGCTTCACCTAGAATCATTTTACTAAGTGCATAAGCATAGTCCTGTATCCAGGGAAAAGCATAGGTATCATTTAGAATCATTTGATCTGGTTTGTAATTGTATAACCATAGCATGACACTTTCTGCTGGTTCATCAGTAACTGGACTGCTGAGCTGTGTGCTACGTAGATCGTGGTCAGTGACTGTGGTACTGGCCAGCACACTGCTGGCTGTTACTGTATAGGTGTTGGTACTGGTATTAGCAGTTTGTAGCACATAACTACCATTGTAACCACTTACTCTACAATTGCTGATCACAACGGTATTTCCTGCTGACACTGGCCACGGACTTTGTGTAACCATGCTAATGGTACTGCCAACAGCAGTGGCATTAGCAGTTAAACTGGTCAATCGTTGATATTGACGCCCAGTTTCAGGTATTTTACGCACTATGGTCAGCTTCTTGGTCACTGAATTCCAAGTAAAATTCATGTGTCCGCCAAACATCTTCATGGCTTGTTCTTGGTACTGCACAAACAATTCATAGTTGGTTAGGCCGCCTACACGCCCTGCCACCAACATATAGGTATTTAGATATCCTGATGCAAAGGGTTCAAATTGGCTAGCTGTGGTACCTGTAACACTTCCAATACCACGACGGAAGATTTGGCGCACTTGAACCACTTCCTGTGGTAGTATGTATTCTTGTGTTTCTGGTAGCAGTTCTAGAAAAGCATAACTTTCCTCAACACTGGCGCTGCTCTTTTGACGATAACGACGCAGTGCATTGGTAATGGCTAAGTTATAGTGATCTTGATCCAACTCAACATCTACTATGCCATCTGCTAACCTCAAACGTATGTAGTCAATGATTTCCTTTTTTCTATCATTGACTGTGTCTAAACCAGTGGGATCATAAGCAATAGGGCCTGGACCACCTAAACTGTCGGTGGTCAAACTGCCCCTTTGATTTAACCCGGTCTTTAATGTGGCCATTTAACTCTATCCCCAGATAATGTATTTACCTGGGGTAGGTGTTTAGCCAACTCGTAGTAGCAGTGTATCTGTGCTGATCCTACCGTTGAGCTTGATCTCAACTGCTTTGATATCCTTGATCCAGGTGCGTAGTGCTACCTTGCCGGCTCGCATAAACTCCTTGATATGCTCGTCGGGCTTACGCACAGTCTTGGCCACACTGCGTTCTGTGTCATAGCCAGTGATGGCACTGCCTTTGATACCAAGTTGGCCCAAGTTCTCAGCTACATAACAGCCCAGTTTACGTGTTTTGGTATTGAACACCCATAACATCTGAGCACCAATGATGTCCACTGGGTTAATGCTAACTGCTTTGAGTGCACGATCCTCACGAGCATACTTGAGCTTGGCCACCAGCTTTTCCTTGCTGGGTGCCTTACGCACTCGAGCCTTTTTAACTGCTTTCTTAACGCCACGGTATTCTTCAATACCAGCCAGCAAGTCAGCAATAAAAGCAAACATACGACGATAGTCTGCGGCACGATAGTGACGATAAGCCTCAACCAACTGCGTGTCAGTGCGATCTTGAGCTGCCGCTAATTCAGCACTGCGAGCTTGATACACAGATTCATACTTGCTGAGCTGATTTTGTGGCACACGATTAGCAGTTAGAAAATCATAGATTTTAAACTGCACAGTTTCCTTGCGTAACACTTGATCGTAGATGCCTTCAATTTCGCCAATGAGTTCACTGGTGCGCTCT